CTCGTGGTGATAGATGTAGACTGAGATGTGCCATTTTTATAATGACCATTTCGTCATCGGACCAAGGTGAGCGTTCGCCTGCTTTGGCCCAAGTGTAAGCAACAATTTTATTGTTGTTGTCTGTAGCAACTGATACTAGTTCAGTTGTAGGACCATAGAATTGATTTACTATTGCGAGGGTAATGTTACGACTGTATGCTACAGGATCTGGGGTAAAGATCGTGTCAATTTCAACTTCAAAGTGGTCTTGTGCCATTTTGACGATATCAGACACATCTGAGCCATTAGCGGGTCTCCAAGTATATTTCATTGCATTTCCTTTCAAATAGCTATTTAACGGAGTTATAAATACACATATGGAAACGAAAAAAGTAGAAGAAAAGAAAAAAGGTCGTGGTGGTCATAGACCTGGTAGCGGTCGTCCAAAGGGCGGTACCAACGCAGTCAGTATCAATGGTTTATTAGACGCATTGGACAGTAAAGTTCCGGGTAAGAAATATGAAGATATTCTTATGGAAGACTTTTTAGAGGCACGTAAGAACAAAGATACTCAGTTAACACTGAAATATCACAATTTGATATTGAACAAAGTAATGACTCATGTACATAAAATTGAAGTTATTGACAGTCAAGAAGCAATAGATGCTAAACAATTAGCGTTTACTGAAGCATTAGCTAAACTTACAGGATTACAAAAAGGTTAATATGAAAGATGGATTATACGCAAATATTCACGCAAAACGTGAACGCATAAAAGCTGGCTCTGGCGAAAAGATGCGAAAACCAGGTACTAAGGGCGCTCCTACAGCAAAAGCGTTCAAGCAAAGTGCTAAAACAGCTAAAAAAACAAAGACTAAATAATACTATGCCGTTAATCAAATCAACTAGCAAGAAAGCAATGAATAAAAACATTGCTACAGAAGTAAAAGCAGGTAAACCAGTGAAACAAGCCGTCGCCATTGGTTACGCCGTACAAAGAGAAGCGGCGAAAAAGAAAACAAAAGGAAAAACAAAATGAAATACAATCCAGCAACTAGCACAAGTAGTGACGGGTTTAGCCGCGGCAGTGATAAGTTTAGTCACAACAACTGGAGCGGTCATTCTAACGATGGTCGTTTAGTTAACAAGGGTCGTGGTCCAACAAAGGGTAACGATGGATCTTGTCATCACAGTGGTATGCCTATGACAGGTCATAAGCCCATGGCTGCTGCTGTCCCTAGCTTACCTGCACAAGGATCAGTTCGTGACAACATTAATCGTGGCGCACAAGTACGTACTCCAGGTGGAACTAGAGCATTTGATCCTAAAGCAGGACAAAACTACAAAGGTAACCCTAACAGTATTAACGTAGGTCGTGGCCCAACGAAAGGTACTTCACAATGATAGCATATCAAGTTACAGGACTAACTCACAAAGTAACTGCTACTTCAACTAGCAGTTCAATTAATATTACCCCTACAGAAGCAGGCACTACCTTCACTGGAGCAGGTGGTCCTTATTTCTTAAAAATTACAAATGGTAGTGCTAGCGAAAACATATACTTTAGTACAGGTCTAGCAAACGTAACAGCAACTATACCAACTGGTGAAGGTGCTAATGCGGGTAGTTGTGTAATTCCAGCATATGCTGAAGTTATTGTACAAGTTGAGAATACGAATGATGTACCAGCTACAATATTTGTTGCGGCAGTTGCAGCAAACTCAAGCCCAGTGTTTATTACACCAGTAGCAATCGTATCATAAGGAAATAGAATGTTAAACACAAAAAACCCACAAGCGAAAGCTATCAATCAAAAGCGTGGTCCTACTACTGGCAACAATGGTACACCAAACAAACGTTCAACATTTATGAGTGAGAAATCAACTGTAAATAGCGAAAGAGCAACAATAGCAAACATGATTACTGATGCGTTAGGCATGCGTGGTCGTGGTCAAGCTGGAACAACTAATCCTGCATTAGAAAGTGTTAGTAGCAATACAAACACAGGTCCTAAAAAGAATAGTACAGCAGACGGTAGCAAGTTGCCAAGTAAGTATAAGTCACCTAAAAAGTAATGGCTAAAACTACTAAATCAAAAACAGTAAAGAAGCCCATAGTCAAACAGACTATGGTGCCTAAAGCTAAGCCATCAAAGCGCCCATCGCCCGGTAGACAAGGTCCTGCTGGTCGAAAGGGCGCTTTAGGTGCAAGCAGCGGTTACTGAACATAAATAATAAGGGCATTCGCCCTTTGTTTGAAAGGAAAAGAAATGAAAAAACAAAAAGCACAACCACAAGATAACGTATGGGACACTCCCATTGAACCTACTGATACTAGTGTTGAACAGTATACAGAAGAGGTACAAAAAGTCGTAAAGCCAATCACACCTAAGGTAGTAATACCTGAGTTTGATTTAGAGGGCTTAATGACTGACTTCCCAACAGCAACAGAACTAGAACGATTTGTTTTTGACCAACGAGGTATAGTATTAAATCTCAAGGGTCGTGCCAACAAGTTGAAGTATCAAGTTGCTATGGACGTACTAAATGGCGAAGAAGTTGATAACATCTTCTTGGGTAATGATAACCCATATATTGATAAGACTGAACTAGTACCTATCGATCCAATTAAGCCAACACCAGATCGTGATAAGAACTTACCTGATCGTAGTGAAGTTCAAAACGTTTTCTACGTACCTACATTCCCACACCCAGATGACGAAGCAAGAGCAAAAGACATGAAGTGTCATATGCTTTTCCGTAAGTACAAGAATGGTACAATCAGCTTTGAAATCTTGGGTCCATTAGATCAACGTCCATATGGTGAAAAGATTGACAAGTTCGGACGCACTCGTCCTGAAGTCATCAAATGGTATGATCCACGTACTGGCGAACAAATTGCTCAACGTGAAGATGGAACATTAACTCCTATTGGTAAGCGATTACGTGCGACTATGCAAACATATCGTGTTAACAAAAGCAATCATTGGGATGTATGGGTAGACCGTGAATTTGTTACATTAAACGGAAGTGTAGCAAGTAATCCGTGGGACTTAAACAAATGAACTCACGTGACCAAGAAATAAAACAAGCGCAAGAACAAAACAGAGTTAGCGAAACATTGATTCTTCAAAAGATCAATGCTAGTCATCGTGTTGCTTTTGCTGAAAAGTTTCCTGGTCAACTAGAGCACATATTACGTTTACTAACTGAACGATTACAGATTGGTTTAGACAAGCGTGATAATGTGTTACTAGAAGATCCTAAGTCATGGAAACTATCTACATCAGAACTTAAAGACTTAAGTCAGTCAATTGAAGCAATATACTTTGTTCGCAAAGACTTAAAGAGTTAATATGGTAGGCGAAGATGTATTAATGGCTAGAGCATTGCGATGGTCAGTAGATAAACACGATCTAACAATTGATGCGTTGAAAACTATACCAGGTCCATTAAAGAATAAGTTAATGGATCTGAGTATAACTGTGTCTGAAGATATGAGATATAATCAACTCAAATATTTTAGACCATTTGAACATCAACGCACATTCTTTCGTACTGGTAAAAGCGAACGAAGAGGTATTCTTGCTGCTAACCGTATTGGTAAAACAGTTAGTACTTGCTATGAAACAGCAATGCACTTAACTGGAATATATCCTGATTGGTGGGAAGGACATAAATTCACTGGTCCAATTACAGCAATGGTCGCTGGCGAAGGCTGGAGTCAAGTTGCGTTAGTATTACAGAATGAATTATTGGGTACTCAAGATGTTAAAATTACTGAGAACTTAGGATCTGGTGCCATACCAAAAGAATGTATCATTACTACTACTATGCGTAATGATGGAGCCAATTGTATTGGTTGCGAAATTAAACATGTTAGTGGTGGTAATAGTTATCTCTTGTTTGCTAACTATACGCAGGAAGTAAGACAACTACAAGGTTTCAAATTGAATCTTGCTGTGTTTGACGAACAACCGCCTGATGATTTTTTCTCAGAAATTGTAACACGTACTGCTACTACACAAGGTAAGGTACTTTGTTCTTTTACTCCACTAAAGGGTCTTAACGGATTAGTTAGTAAGTTTTGGAACAAAGAAGAAGGCTATGAGTATATTCGTGTTAGTTGGGATGACGTACCTGAGTATGATCCATGGGGCTTACCATTCTTATTAAATGAAACTCGTAGACAATTAGAACGAGATTACTTACCGCACGAACGTGAAGCTCGTATTGCTGGTAAGCCTGTAATGGGTAAGGGTGCTGTGTTCCAATTAAGTAACTGGCCTACATACAAGACGGGCGAGATTGACTTTATGCGTATGACTAATATTCAAAGAGTTATTGCGCTTGACTTGGGTCTTGTTAATGACAAAACAGTTATCAGTTTAATGTATTGGGAACCATATGAAAGAACTTGTTACTTACACAAGCAAATTATTGTTCAAGGTATTGAAGAAGCTGTCCCCACTCAGTACATCAATCATTTACTTCGTCCTGAAGTGTTTGGTACTCCTATTGTTTTACCTGCTGACGCAAACACTAGTGGCAGATACACTATGAGTGCTAGTTCAATCAGAGAATTGTTTGAAAGCTACGAATTAAATGTATACGACAAAGCAATTATGAATCCACCTGATAGTCAAGGTCGTGTAACTAATCACAAAAGCTATGGCATTAACCAAATGCGTCAAATGCTTGAAGTAGGTAGTTTAATGGTAAATGAGAACTGTACAAACTTTTTAAGTGAAGCACAAAACTATTATGTAGATACACAAGGTAGATTTAGTGATCCAGACGATTGTATAGATAGTGCTAGATATGGACTGTTAGCTTGCTTACAAGGTATTGCTGAGCCATGGGACAACAAGACTCCTGCACAACGTATGGCCGCTCAACGTGACAGATATGTTAAATATGATGATAGTAATAAGCCTGCGTGGAAAAAGAGTTTTTCAGCAAATTAAGGAATAGAAATGATTAGCATTGAAGATATTGAAAATCACAAACACATATCAAATGAAGAACTTGATGCTGATTTAGCACGAGTTAAAAACTACAACCCAATAAAAAATAAGAATAATTTTTTTGGTAATAAATTTTTATATCATTTTCAACTAAAAAATATGTTGAAATGCCGTAGGTATAATAAGCCATCAATATATGAAATATTT